GAGACAGTATTCACTTACTGCGATCACTGCTCCAGACCAGTTCAAGTCATATGATGATCTTGAGAAGCGTTTGAAGTATGTTCTTGGCAAAAAGCCAGTCAATCGCTACATCCCTGACGAAGAGTTGGAGAGTGAAAGTGAAGGTCTTGATGTTGCAGAAAAAGTAGTTACTCAAGCAGTAGCAACTCCTGCAGCAACTACAACAGTTGATTCTGATGAAGATGATGCACTATCATATTTTCAAAAGTTAGCAGATAGTTAACTATTGATATAAACGTATATTATCTCCTTGTACTAAGGTTCTGCTCAAAAATTGAGTGGAACCTTTTTTATTACTTATCAGTTCCTCAAGATCATCTATAATAATATTTAAATAAATTGGTTTTAATAAAAATATATTTCTTTTCTTTTCATTTATTTCACTCTCATGAGTAAAATTTGTTACTGGAGAAGCTATATCTGTTCTTATCACTTGTTGCTCAGAGAGATCATCAAAATATGAGACACTCTGACCAACACCAACTCTAATTCCTGACGGTATTATGATTGTTCCATCACTTGCTTTGACTTCTCTTGATTTATAATGGTGTATCCCAGAATATAAAGTTTCTTCACTGTCATATTTTTCAGTTACATATGTGTTAAAATCTGCTTGTGACATGGGCCACTCACTTTGAATATTAATAATATTATTTGATATTAAAACTACCCAATCAAGAGTTGCATCACCATAAACCTCATGAGCAACATTGTCAGGCCTATCATCTCCTATGACAGAATATTTCGTGAAGAATGTAAGGTCTTGAAAAAGATCTTCTCTTAACTTTGCTCTTTTAAAAAGGTTTTTAACAAGAGAAAAATCACTCTCTTTTCGACCATCTTCTGTGCGGTTTACGTAGAGAAAATCTCCTAAATTTGAAAAATATGGATTTGGCATTTTAGAATCCTATCCCTCTTGACTTTGCTTGACCTGCGAAATCTGGTTTGAATATACTATCCTCTAATTGGGAAACAGGTGTGTTATTATCACTATCATAATCATCATTGTATAGTGACTCTGTTTCTTGAAAAGATAAAGATAACGAATATGATACCATTGAAGTGTTTTCATAAGTCATGTATGAATTTTCCGGCATATAATTCACACCAACTGATAATAAAGCACACTCTTTGATTCGTGGTAAAAATCCGTGAGGTCTTAAACCATTCAAAAATTGTAAAGCGTAAGTGTTTGGTGCACCTAGAAATGTACCAGCACGAGTTCTTTGAGCAGCACTTGATTGTTTTAATGCTCTTATGATTTGCCTTACTTGTTCTGATTCACCACTATCTCTGGGACTTAATACAAATTGAAAAGTAAACGTTCTCAAAGTTGGCCCTTTAAACAACAATGCTAAATTATTATTCAGTATTGATCCTTGTGTTCTTGCTAATAATTCATCAGTATCAATTCCAGTTGCGCTTCCTGCGATTAAATTTGAAAGTGCTTTTTTTGTATTTGGATCTTTTATTTTATTTTTCAAAACTGCAGCGGTGTCTAAATCTTTTGCTCCCTCTTTACCTAGTAAAAATTGTAATGCAGTTCCTGCAGCTATTTTTTGCACGGGGTTTAATTTTCCTTCACCAAAATTGACTTTGTTTTGATCTGTAACACCATCTGGTATTGGTAAAAAGATGCTTCCTATGATACTTTTACCAAATTCTTGTTTATTACTATTTTCACCAGCTGCAGTTTTATTTAATTCAGCAACACCAGAGGAGTATCTCGTTTTATTACTTTTCTTCATTGATGATTCATATCCTCCAGCTCGATAAGTGGTAGTTCCTAACTCTAATCCCCCCTGTCCAAACTTTTTTTTCTTCTTTTTTGATGGGTCAGAGTTAGCGTCTAAAGGTTTAAGTATTGTTATTTTTAACTTGTCTTGAACACTATCTGCAATGTGCGATGGATAAAACATTGTGGGATATTTACCTCTTGCAAGTTTTTTATCTAATGCTTTTGATTTTTTCTCTGCATCAATTTCAGCTTTTTTTGAATCAATCGCATCATCTTTATTGTTTGCTTTTCGATTATCAGAAAATTCTTTCACACCATTTGTTATCGTTTTATTATTTTTAGCGATATTTTTAACATCATTACGAGATGACCATTGAATCTTTTCCTCGTTCCTTTTTATATAATTAATATTTGCCCCTGCTTCTGTTAACTCAAATGATTTTTCACCGGGTTTCGTTGATCCAGTTGCAATTATTGTGCCAGCTCCTATTGAATCATCAGTCCCTGTAGATCCTGATTCTTGGAATTTTTTTAGATCTTCACTACTTTTGAATAATATAACCTCTCTTTTATAATATGGATTTCCGTATTCATCTTTACCATTCATGCTCAATCTTGTTGTTGTATAGTAATTATTATTTTTACTGTCTGCTGCGCCTCTTCCTATCTGTTTAGAATGAACATTTGCTTTTATTTCATTATTTTTTCCGGCAAATTGATATATATTATCGTTTTCAAACTTCTCTTCTTTATTGTATTCGGTTTTTGTTCTTCCCATTGTATCGACCTATTTTAGTTATTTAGGAACTTAGCATAAGGGATCGCAAGAAGATCATCAAGTTCATCTGGTTGCACGATGTATAACTGACCTGCGAGTTCTGCCCAAGTATAGTTACGATACTTTTGCCAATGAAAATTCAATCCACGGAAACCCCAACCAAATATGTCAGTGCAGGCTATGAGTGGATGTTGATCATACGTAATGTTAGGGGTCTTTGGATTATATACAAAGGTATAAAAGTTTCCAACATCAGGAACTGGTGTGACAGTATCATTTAAAAGAGACATAATTTCCAGCATCATGTCTTCCTGATCATTTGTTGGATTGTTTATACTATTACCTTCGAGTCTACTCATCTGATTCCGAGTTCTTTCTCTGTGACAACTTTAAATTCAATACGATGATCTTCACAAAATTCTTTTGCAGCTTTCCACTTTGCCTGATTAACTGCATAGGTAACACATTCAGTCAAATATGATTTTGTTTTACGACTTCTTGCTTTTGGAGGTCTTGTTTGTTTGAATGGTTTAACTTCTACCACGTAAGTTTTGATCTTGTTATCCTTTTCTTTCACCTTTATCAAATAGTCTGGATAGTATTTGTGAATTCGATTATCCTTCGGTGAAACATATGGTATGCTGAACTCCTCCGATGCCCATGATATAATACTATTGTTCATATCACACCATTGACAAAACTTTCTCTCCCAACTACTACGACATATAATATGTTTTGTGTTTCCCTGATATTTACTTGGATATATTGGAGTATACTTACTCTTAATACTCTCGCCCATAACTTGCCTACATAATATACAAGGTCAATCTATATTTATATATGGCTATCATCCCACCACAACGAAAATCGATATCCCAAGTGAAAGCACAGTTGTTAAACCCTGCAACAACTTCTCATTTTCAGGTGAGTGTGTCTTTTCAGAATAGTAGATTTAATAAATTCAAATCTGAATTAGGACTTAATTTAGATCAAGGAAGACTCAATATATTATGCTCTGATGCAGCATTACCCGGATCAAGGTTTTTGACATCCGAAATTAATAATAATCTTCCCGGTGTACGAGAGAGACATGTATATCGTAGAAGTTATGATGACCAAATCAATCTTTCTTTTTATTGTGATGCAGATCAATATTTACCAATTAGATTTTTTGAAGCATGGATGAATTTTATTGCAGGTACAAGCACAAGTGAGAATGTTGCTAGTCAAAAATATTCTTATAGAGTAAAATTTCCATCAGAATATCAAAATGGATCATCTCTTGAGATCACAAAGTTTGAGAAAAACTTAGATTCAAGAAGGAAAGTAAAACCATTAACATATAAATTTGTCAATTGTTTTCCACTCGCTATTAATACGATGCCTGTCTCATATGATGCATCAAATCTTCTCAAATGTACTGTTGGTATGGCTTACACAAGATACTTTATCGAAGATAGACCAGCTGGTGTGATTCCAAGATTTGCAAATGCACTTGGTGGAGCAATTAAAAGAAGAAGAAATGTGAGTGCTTTGGTTGATGACACCGGTTTAAATCGTCGTGATGCTGCTATTATTGAATCAGGAGGGTTCGTAGAAACTCTCATCGAATAGCCTACTAAATAAACTTACTGAACTATAACATTATGCCATTACCAAAAATTGCAACACCAAGTTATGAACTTGAATTACCATCGACAGGAAAGACAATACAATATAGACCATTCTTAGTTAAAGAGGAGAAACTCCTTGTCATCGCACTTGAAAGTGAGGACACAAAACAAATTACAAATGCGATAAAAGCTGTGATTCGTGCGTGTATATTAACTAAAGGTGTAAAGGTAGAGTCTCTTCCTACATTTGATATTGAATATTTGTTCTTAAATATTCGTGGTAAATCAGTGGGTGAAGACATTGATGTCAATCTAATCTGTCCCGATGACAATGAAACTGAGGTAAGTGTATCAGTCAATCTTGATGATATTAAGGTTCAAAAACCAGATGGTCATTCAAATCAAATCAAACTTGATAATGATTTAATGATGGAGTTGAAGTATCCTTCATTGAATGAGTTTATTAAAAATAATTTTGATCCGAATGATACCACAAAGAATCCAATGGATCAATCATTTGATTTAATTGGTTCATGTATCAGTAAGATATACAATCAGGAAGAGGTATGGGCAGCTGCTGATTGTTCTAAAAAAGAAATTACTGACTTTCTAGATTCAATGAACTCAAGTCAATTTAAAGAAGTTGAAAAGTTTTTTGAAACAATGCCTAAGTTGACACATACCATTAAAGTTTTAAATCCTAAAACAAAAGTGGAGAGTGATGTGGTGCTTGAGGGATTGGCATCTTTTTTCGGTTAGCCATGGCTCATAACAATCTGGAAAACTATTTCAGATTAAATTTTGCCATGATGCAGTACCATAAATATTCTTTGACTGAAATTGAAAACATGATACCTTGGGAACGAGATATCTATGTTGGATTGTTACAGGCACATCTTGAAGAGGAAAAACTAAAGGAGAATCAAAGAAACGCAAATGGATGAAACAAATCCAGTATACGAAAATTTTCGTAATAAAATGCGAGCTTTTGGTGAACCCATTCGGGGAACCACAAGGAGAATTTCTGCTTCAAAATTTTTAGGTAAGGATGACATAGGAACTCAGGTAGCAATAAACGCAAGGAAGATAACCATATTAAAAAATATAATTCAATCACAACAGGTTGCAACTGGTGCGATGCTCTCCTCATTATCAGGAGGGTCAGTTAAAGGTGTTGAAGAAAATATCATGGATATAAGAGAGACCATGACATCAATACTTGAAACTCTTAAAGCACAGGAGAAGTTTGAAGTCGAAAAGTTTCGTGATATGCAGAGGAGATTAGAGAATGAAAAAAGAAGAGGTCGAGAGGGATTTTTAGAGAGACTTAATAGGTCTGGTATGAATGTGATAAAAAGAGGAGTGAATAAAGTATTAACTCCTGTTCGTAATATGTTTAGTAGTATTATTGGATTCTTTGCAAAACTTTTTCTTGGAAAAATTATGGTTAGTTTCCTTAGTTTTTTCTCTAATCCAGCAAACGTAGCGATAGTAGATGGTATAGCAAACTTTATTGGAACGTTCTTTCCAGTGATAGTCGCTGGAATTGTGGCAGCAACTGTTGGTATTGCTGCTCTTGGTGTTAAGATGCTTGGATTAGCGAACGTATTAAGAGCTGCAGCGATTGGTTTAGGACTAACAAGTCCGTTAACAAATTTAATTGGTTTGGGTTTAGGTGGTCGGGGAGCTGGTCTTGGTAAAGGATTGAGAATGCCAACAATGCCGAACTTGAGTGGTGATATGTTAATGAAACGAATACCGAAGTTCACAATGCCCAAAAGAAATGAACCTTTTAGTTTTAAATTATTAACACCTCCAATCGGAAAAGCAGGAAGAGGATTATTTAATTTTAATAGAGGTGGTGTTGTGCCCGGATCAGGTAATAGTGATACAGTTCCAGCAATGCTAACTCCCGGTGAGGTTGTCATCAGTAAGCCTGCTGTTGACATGTTTGGTCTACGAAACTTACTAGGTTTGAACAGAGCAGCTGGATCATCAAACAAACCAACGATGAGAGGTGGTGTTTCGTACGCTGGTGATGGCATGGTTGCTGGTGATATCATGGGAATGTTCAATAGTTTAATCAATACAGCAAATCAAATACCTGAGAGTGAGTTTGGTAAAAAGATGGTGAGTTTTGAAGGCCCCATGAGAGATGCAGCGGTTAATATTGGAAACAAAGTTACAAAAGAAGATTTAGGTCAAATACAAAATTTAAAAAATACTGTTCCTAATTTCTTATTGGGAAGTGGATCAAAACCTCAAGTTCCAACAAATATAATTCAAAATTTAAAGGACACAGCACAAACTCTTCTACCGGTGATGACACAAACATTTAACGTAGATGAATCACCGATTGGAGATCTAAAAGAAATACTTAATCAATCATTCGGCAATCCAGATTTGACACCTGAATCATTTGATAATGATTTAAATCAAGTTTCATTGTTACAACCAAGTGTTGATAAATTAAATACTCTGGGATTGTTTGCATAAATGATAAATTCTGCTGCTCTTTTACCATCACTATCAAGATCTTCGGGTTTATCACCGAGGTCATCAATTGGATTGAATATCATCAGAAGAGATAGCATTGCAGTTGATAGGTTATTAAAGGAGAGATTAGTTTTATCAAAAGTTAGATACGGAATTGAAAGACAAGAACAAGAGAGAGAAAGAAGAAGAAATCGTGAAGCAGATTTAGAGGCAGACAGCAAACAAAATTATGAAGTAGGGGATGCTCCAAACAATCCAAGAAAAAGAAGGAGAGGA